GATAACTTCAGTTCCGCCCTTTTGTATGGCTCTTTGGTAGAAGCGACTATCTTTATGAAGGGTGAGCAAGATTTAATGAGTTATTATGATGGTAAGTTCAAAGAGGCCATGGGGCTGCTGAAGCAACTCGCGGACGCTAAGAACCGCCAAGATACCTTCCGCAGCGATCAGGTACGCTACCCAGTTAAATGATTAAATCAAGCCGGAAAGCGGCCCTTGCTGACGGGGAAAAAAGCTACTTCACGGGAAGTCCGTGCGTTAAAGGGCATGTTTCGGCGCGGAGATCAAAAACGGGCGAATGCCTAGAGTGCAGAAAACTTAGGCTTGTTGAGTGGCGGAAAGATAATCCCGCAAAAGTAGCTGTTCACAACCAAACTCAATACGAAAAGTTTCCGGAAGAGCTTAAGACAAGATCCCGCGCTTATTACCATGCTAATGTTGAAAAATGCAGGGCTAGCAGTCAAAGGTATCAAAAAGAAAACCCGCACATTTACGCCGCTATCAATGCAAAATACAAAGCATCGAAGTTAAATCAAACTCCTGATTGGCTGGCAAATGACGATTTTTGGTTGATAGAACAAATTTACGAGCTAGCCGCCCTGCGGACGAAGTTGACAGGTTTGGCGTGGCAAGTGGATCATATAATCCCCTTGCAGGGTAAGCTGGTTTCTGGGCTACATATTCCGTCAAACTTACAGGTTATCCCAGCGAAGTTAAACCGAGCTAAGTCTAATAAATACCCGGTAAAGTAAGATGTCCCAAGTCGTTTGCAATTCATTCAAAGTCGAACTCTTTAGGGCGATCCATGATTTCACGGCATCGACAGGTGACACTTTCAAAATTGCGCTCTATACGTCAGCATCTACTATCGGCGCGGCGACAACAGTTTACACAGCAACAAACGAAGCGGTCGGAACCGGATACACAGCCGGTGGAGCAGCCCTTGCCTCCGTCACCCCAACGCTAAGCGGGATCACTGCGATTGTTGATTTTGCTGATGTGACGATTAGCACGGTAACGTTAACGTACCGTAAAGCATTGATTTACAATTCCACCAAGGCGAACCGCGCTGTAGCGGCTTTTGATTTTGGATCTGACCGCGTGATTAGCGGCGGTAACCTTATTATCCAGATGCCTGTGCCCGACCCTTCGTCAGCAATTCTGAGAGCAAACTAATATGGCCTCATCTTATTCAACCAGTCTTCGCCTTGAGCTTATTGGTGATGGTGAGCAAGCGGGTACTTGGGGTCAAACGACTAATACAAACCTTGGCTCGCTCATCGAACAGGCGATTACCGGCTATGCCACGATCAATATCTCTGATGCTACTTACACGCTCTCGATAAGCGACGGTGCTTCGTCTGCTGCTCGGTCAATTGCGCTCAATATTAGTTCCACGATCACTCTGACCGCTACACAAAACGTTATTGTTCCGAATGGCTCTAGACTCTACGTTATAAAAAATTCTACGCTTGGCGGACGAAGTATCGTTGTTAAAACTCTGTCTGACGCTGGCGTTACCATTGCTAACGGCTCGACAAATATTGTCGTGTGTACTGGTACAAGCGTAGTAGAGGCTGTAACTCTTCCTGCGGGTACTGTTACGGGGGTAACTGGAACTGCCCCGGTTGTATCGAGTGGTGGTTCCACTCCCGCTATTAGTATGCCCGCTGCGACTGCCAGCGTTAACGGGTACATGACCTCGACTTATGCCAATAAGCTTGACGGTATTGCCGCAGGCGCTACTAACGTAACTAATACAAACCAGCTTACTAACGGCGCGGGGTTCGTTACTTCTGCCGGTTCAGTGGCTTTTGCCACTAGCGCGGGGTCTGCTACAAACGCCACCAACGCCACCAACGCCACTAACGCCACTAACGCCACTAACGCATCCAACGTACCTTGGACCGGCTTAACTGGGGCACCGCCAGCGCTGGGCGCAGTAGGTTCGTTTGTACAGGCGTATACCACCGTCGTCGGTCTTGGTAATCCGTTTATATCTCCGGGGACGGATGTAGCGGGGAGTTCTTTGTATTATTACAACCCTACTGGTTGCGGAGGTTATGCAAGCTGGGGGGTTAGTGGTACTTGGAAAAATTGTGGACCCTACCTGACTGGTCCCGGCGGCTTATTTCAAAGGATCTCATAATGAACCTAGTCTCCGCATCCAACCCCGTGTGGGCAAATGAAGCTAATACTGCGGTTGATGTTTTGGCGCAGTTCGACACCTTTCCGTCGCCTATCCCTTTTACTGCATCACCTACTGACTCGACGACTTACGGACCAAATATTTATTCCCGCGCAGTTGCTGGTGAGTTTGGTTCTGTTGCCGCGTATGTTCCGCCTCCACCTCCGTCTACTAACGGGCAAAACGCCCCGCAGGTTATTCAGTGAGCGCACCCACTGCCACGCCTTACAGAGATGGCAGACTTTCTGGAACGCTCTTCACGTTTGCCCAAGCCGGTGACATTTTAGAGATGCACACACATACACAAGCCGACATTCACAACACCTTCGTCATTTCTGGCGAAATTGAAGCCTACGGTCCTGAGCGCGTTTGGTCGGGGACGTATGGTCCCGGTGCGGTGCTTTCGTTTTCAGCGGGGCAATGGCACGAGTTTGCTGCCACTAAGCCAAACACTAAAATCTTAAACATCCTCAAGTAAATGCAAATATCTGCCCGAGGTCTGAAACTCATCGCAGACTTCGAAGGTCTGCGGCTCAACGCCTATCCTGATCCGGGCACTAATAACGAGCCTTGGACGATTGGGTACGGGACGACCGTATACCCGAACGGGGATAAAGTAAAAAGGGGGGATGTGATCTCCCCCGAGCAGGCGCTTGACTACCTGCGATACGATTCAAAGAAGTTCTCCGACGCCGTTAACCGGGCAGTTCGGGTGCCGGTCAATCAGAATCAGTTCGACTCGCTGGTGTCTTTTACCTATAATCTAGGTGAAGGAGCCTTAAATCGCAGCACACTCCTTACTAAGATCAACTCGCACGATTATCGCGGCGCAGCAAATGAGTTTGGTAAGTGGATTTATGCTGGTAACCGGATACTTGCTGGGCTGGTGCGTCGGCGCAATGCTGAACGTGATCTGTTTCTTAAACCGGTTGTTGAGGAATCTAGTCCAGCACTGCCAGAACCTTCCGTTCAACCCCAAGAACCAATAAAGAAACCCATGGCTCCAGTCCTTGCCGCGCTTCTGCCTAGTCTAGTATCGCTTATCCCCGAGTTGGCTAAGTTCTTTGGTGGTGGTCCGAAGACTCAGCAAAACATTGCTCTGGCTGAGAAGGTTGCAAATATTGTAGTTGGCGCTACGGGCGCACCTAATCTTCAAGGTGCAGTGGAAATGATGCAAACAGAACCGCAAGTTCTTGCGGTCGCAAAAAAAGCTGTACAGGAAGTCTGGTTTGAGCTTGCCGAGGCTGGCGGTGGTGGTATCGAAGGCGCTAGAACCTACAACCTGAAGTTTGCCGAAGCCGGTGTTCCCTTTTGGAAGATGCCTGCTTTCTGGATCACAGTTCTGTTGATGCCCCTGCTTTATGGCACGGTTTATCTTGTGCTGACTGGCGCGGCTGATGCGTTTTCGGGCGAGCTTCGTGCTGCGATTGCAAGTGCGGTAGTGACTGGGGTTCTTGGTGCGACGGTGGGCTTTTGGCTTGGATCGTCCTTCACAACTTCAAAATCTCGCGGGCTTGGTGCTGAACCAACGCAGTAACTATGGCGCTTAAGAAATTAGAATTTGCACCGGGTGTTAACCGAGAATCTACTTCCTACGCTGCGGAAGGGACTTGGTACATCTGCGATAAGGTGCGTTTTCGTTCCAAAAAGCCCGAGAAGATTGGTGGCTGGATTCCGTTAACTGGGGGCAATACGTTCCTCGGTACTGCGCGGACGATGTGGAATTGGGTCACCAATTCTGGATTTAATAACACTGGTATTGGGACTCATCTTAAGTATTACGTCGAAAACGGCGGTGTTTATAACGACATCACCCCCCTTCGGGGTACCGCCCTTGGCACGAACCCCCTTACTACAGCAGGTAGTAGCTTAGTTGTAACTGTTTCTCAAACCGCTCATGGTTTGCTTACGGGTGATGTAGTCAGGATCGCTAATGCCACGGGGTTCAACGGCCTTTCTAGCGGTTCGTTAAACGGCTCTTTCTCGATCACCGTTATTAACGCCAACAGCTACAGCTATGTATCTACAAGCACCACGAATGCTACGGCGTCTGGGGCAGGTGGTGGTTCTTCTGTTTATGCGACCTATACTTTTCGTCTAGGTTCTAACCCCTTTACAACCAACGGTACTACTACCGTCACTGTTACACACACTGCTCATGGCGCTTCTACGGGTGATTTCGTTACTTTTGCCGGTGCTGTTGGTTTTAACGGCCTTTCTGCTGGCGATCTAAATAAACAGTTTCAGCTTACATACCTCACTGCTAATACTTATACAATCGTTGTATCTACTACCCCATCTGGTTCTGGTGCTGGTGGCGGCGCTTCAGTTACTGCGGCGTATCAAATCAGTGCGGGTTTATCTACGGCATCGGTATACAACGGTTGGGGCGCAGGTACTTGGGGTGGTGTTTCTACTCCCCCGGCTCCTAATTCTGGTTGGGGTCAGGCGGCTACGACGGGTGTAACTGCACCGCTACGTCTTTGGAACGCGCACAGCTACGGGCAAAATCTTGTCTATGGCCCCCGTGGTGGTGGTATTTACTATTGGGACGCGGGCACCTTGCCCACTAACTTTAATAATCGCGGAGTTTTGGTCGGCAGTTTGTCCGGCGCTTCGGACGTTCCGCTGTTTCAAAACGAATTGCTTGTATCAGATACGTCGCGGTTTGTTCTTTGTTTCGGTACAAATGATATTGGCTCTACGACGCTTGACCCGCTTTTGATTCGTTGGTCAGACCAAGAAAATATTACGAACTGGACCCCTGCTATTACTAATCAAGCGGGCGGTATTCGACTTTCTTCTGGGTCTAGAATCGTTGCAGCTATCTCCACTAAACAAGAGATCGTAGTCTTTACTGACTCTGCTGTGTATTCGATGCAATATGTTGGCCCACCTTATGTGTGGAATTTGAGCCAGCTTGCTGACAACGTATCTTTTATGTCCCCCAACTGTATGGCGGTAGCGAACAACATCGTCTACTGGATGGGTGTTGATAAGTTCTATATGTACTCAGGCCGGGTAGAAACTTTGCCTTGCTCTTTACGAAGCTACGTTTTTTCTAATATCAGTATCGATCAGCGCGATCAGGTTATCTGCGGCACCAACGAAGGTTTCACTGAGGTTTGGTGGTTTTATTGTTCAAATAATAATCTGAGCGCACCAGATCGGTATGTTGTTTGGAATCACCTAGATCGTGCTTGGTACTACGGCACAATGGTGCGTACCGCTTGGCTAGATAGTGGACTTAAAGTAAGTCCTATGGCTATTCAGAGTAACCGTATTTTATTCCATGAGATCGGTACTGACGACAATACCACGGGAACAGGCACGGCCATTAACGCTTATATCGAGTCTGCCGACTTTGATATTGATGATGGTGATAAGCTAGCTTTTTGCTGGCGAATGCTTCCCGATATAACCTTTGTTAATTCAGAGCCGGTGGGGGGACTTTCTCCAACTGCTACTGTTGTTGTTAAACCGCGTGATTATCCCGGTGCCCCATATAAAACAGAGTTCCCATCAGCAGTTGTTAGCGGGAATATATCGCCACCGGCAAATCCGCCCGAGACTTATACAAACGATCTAAATACTAGCGGCGATCTTCGGTACCCCATATACCTGCGATTCCGTGGGCGTCAGATGGCTTTTAGAATCGAGAGCAGTACGGTTGGTACTCAGTGGCAGCTTGGTAACCCGCGTATCGACATCCGCTCGGATGGCAGGAAGTCCTGATGGATAAGCTGCTGCACTTTATTGTTGGGATGGCTATTGCAGCGGCTCCGCTAGAGAAACCTGAGCATGCGTTTTTGTTGGCCGTAGCTGCTGGTATAGCTAAAGAAGCATACGATAATAGAAACAAAAAAACGCACACCGCCGACTCTAGAGACGCCATGGCTACTACTGCTGGGGCTCTGATTGTGTTTACTTACCGCGTAGAGTTTTAAGATGTCCGTAATTACCAGTATCGACCGAACTAAGCTAAGTCGAACCTACGCCCCAAGACTTCCTACCCCACCACGGGAATGGGACGACATTTATCAAAACCAGCTTAATAACGCCCTGCGTCTGTACTTTGAGCGGCTGGACAACATCTTTGCTTCGATCCTCGACACTGCCGGGGGTAAGTTCCTATCGTTCCCTTATGGGGGGTTTCAAAGTCTGGCTACGCAGACGGCTACTGCTAATACCGCTACGGTGATGTCGTTTGATACGACGGACTTTGCTAGTGGGGTTTCGATTGTAGGTGGCAATAAGCTGTATGTTACGAACCCCGGCTTGTATAATTTGCAGTGGTCAGGGCAGTTTCAAAACACAGATACTCAGTTGCATGACGTAAGCGTTTGGTTGAGGAAAGGCAATGACGGGGGCACATCTTCTGACATCGCCGGTTCGACGGGGTTTATCTCAGTACCTAATAAGCACGGCGGTGTTGATGGGCACATTGTTACTGGGTGGAACTATTTCGTTTCTTTGAATGCGGATGACTACATTCAACTCTGGTGGTCAACTACCAACGCCGCAGTGACTCTTCAGTATTACCCCACGCAGACTCTCCCTACTCGCCCTTCAACCGCGTCCCTGATCGCCACACTCAGTTTTGTATCGGCTCTGCCGTAGAGGTTTAGAAAATGGATTACAGAACCCTAAACGACCTCATTAATGCGCAAGGTCCGTCAGTTACAAGCGGGGGTGGTTATAACGTCGATGCTACGGGTGGTGAAGGGGGTGGCGGGCCTTCTTACTATGTTGAGCCTTGGACCAACACAGAATACTCGGTTTATAAGGACGATAAAGGTTATATCCGCGATCCTGATACTGGGGCCATTAGAGAGTTTTATCTTAAAGAACCCGAGCGCAAGTTTAACGATGAGGCGCAATCTAGCGGCTATTACACCAATGTCTACAACCCTGATGGCACTGTAAGTAAAGTATTTAACCGCCAGAAAGGTAACTGGGAAAAAACAAAGCCCTTAGTTGCTGCAATCGCGGGGCTTGGCACTTTGGGGTACGGTTTAGGCGCTCTTGGGGCGGCGGGTGCTGGTGCGGGTGCTGGTGCTGCGGGTGCCGGTGCTGCGGGTGCCGGTGGTTTTGGGATCACCCCCGAGGCTATTGCTAGCCTTTATGGCACTGAAGTCGCTGGGACTGGAGGGATTGCTAGTCTTGGCGGGACTGAACTTGCT